ATGATAATAAGCGCCAGTCGAAGAACGGACATTCCAACATATTATTCTGACTGGCTTTTTAACAGGCTTAAAGAAGAATATGTATTGGTCAGAAACCCGATGAATATCCATCAAATAGGTAGGATAAATCTGTCACCCGACGTTGTTGATGGAATTGTCTTTTGGACAAAAAATCCAGTACCTATGCTGAACCGTTTATCGGAACTTGAAAGATATAATTATTACTTTCAGTTCACGTTAACAGCTTATGATAAGGATGTGGAGCCAAATATTCCATCCAAAAACAATATAATAATTCCTGCATTCCAACAATTATCTAAATCAATAGGAAAAGAAAAGGTCATCTGGCGATATGACCCAATCTTCTTCAATGATAGATATACAATGGAATACCACTGCAAATATTTCAGGGTTCTGGCAGCAAAATTGGGGGATTATACGGAAAAATGCACCGTGAGTTTTCTCGACTTCTATCGCAATACGGCAAGAAATACTCAGCCGCTAAAAATCCATCCAGAGTCAAAAGAGCAACAAATAGAACTGATGCAAAGGTTTTCTGAAATTGCAAAAGAGTATGGTTTCTATATAGACACCTGTTCTGAAGCAATCGAACTAGATAGATTTGGAATAACACATGCTCACTGCATTGATAGAGAACGTTTTGAACGGATAGGAAAATGCAAACTTGCTGTAGGAAAAGATCAGAATCAGCGGCCAGAATGTGGTTGTATTGCTAGCATTGATATTGGAACATATAACACATGCAAAAATGGTTGCCTTTATTGTTATGCCAATTATAGCCATAATACAGTCATGCAAAATACTCAGGTACATAATCCTTTATCCCCTCTTCTTTTCGGAGAAGTTTGCCATGACGATGCAATAAAGGAACGTAAGATGGTATCACTCAAGGAATGTCAGCTTACATTGTTTGATTCAATGGAATAAGCATTAGCCCTCTCAACCATCATGGCTGGGAGGGTTTAGTGCATTTATGCTTATCTTTCAACATCGACCTTAAGTCCGGATTTCAATTCAACCGTACAATGGTCATTCCAAATTGTAATTTGCTTAAGCCATCGTTTTACCAATGTCTCATCGAAAACTTCGAGGGTAGCACTTTGCTGCTTAATGAAATCCTGCAGGTCGTTAATTCTTGCAATCTGTGCGTCTCTGGCGGCAGTGTCAACAGTGCAATTTTCTCGCTGTTCACGGAGCTTGAAAATCTGGTCTGCAATCTCATCATAGGCTTCCTTGTTGTTGGCCTTTTTGAGAAGCTCTTTCTGGAGTTCCATCAGTTGCTCGTCAATGCCATCAGTGTTATTCTTCTGAGCTTCTCTGATAACTTTAGCAATGTTCTGCTGCAACTGTGCCTGATAGGTAGATTTGTCGCCAAGGAGCGTGTTTATTGCCTGAACCACCACATTTTCTAATACCGTTTCATTGACTGTCCTTGCATGGCATTCCATTCCTGTCGCCTCAAGTCTGCTCAGACATCGCCAAACTATGGATTTACAACCTCGGTTGTTCCAATGGATTCTGCGGAACATTTCACCGCACTCGCCACAAATAACAAGCTGTGCAAAACAGTGATTACAGCTGTAACTGCGTTTTTTACCGTTTGCACTTGTCTTTACCACACGCCTGCGTACAAGTTCTTCTTGCACTCTCAGAAAAATATCCTTCGGAATAATCGCCTCGTGATTATTCTCAACATAATATTGCGGAACAATGCCGTTGTTCTTGACTCTGGTTTTATTCAAGAAATCTGTGGTGTAGGTCTTTTGTAAAAGTGCATCACCAATATATTTCTCGTTGCGGAGAATCTTGTTGATGGTGCTCGTCCACCATTTCTTTTTTCCGGCACCTGTCAAAATACCGTCCTTCTCAAGCCCTTTTGCAATTTTGTCCATAGAACTGCCCTCAAGGTATTCTCTGTAAATACGCTTTACCACCTCAGCCTGCTCCGGATCAATCACAAGGTTACCTTCCCTATCCTTTGTATATCCGAGAAAGTGATTGTGGTTTACCTGCACCTGACCATTCTGATAGCGAAACTGCAGACCCATTTTCACATTCTGACTGAGTGATTGTGACTCCTGCTGAGCAAGTGACGCCATAATTGTAAGCAAAACCTCTCCCTTTGCGTCCATTGTATTGATGGATTCCTTTTCAAAGAATACCGGTATGTTTTTATCCTTAAGCATTCGTATATACTTTAAGCAATCAAGAGTATTTCTTGCAAAACGGCTGATTGATTTGGTGATTATCATATCAATTTCACCCGCCTTGCAGGCCTCAATCATACGATTAAATTCTTCTCTCTTTTTAGTGTTGGTACCTGAAATACCGTCATCTGCATAAATGCCGGCAAACTCCCATTCAGGATTTTTCTTGATATACTCGGTATAGTGCTCAACCTGAGTTTCATAGCTTGATGCCTGTTCATCGCTGTCAGTACTGACTCGACAATAAGCGGCAACTCTAAGCTTTGGCTTATCCTCCTGCCGTCGTGAGGTATTTCCAACCTGTCGTTTTGCAGGAATAATCATAACATTTCCCATCAAATGTCCCCACTTTCTATCAGACTATATATGTACTCTGCCTGTCTGATTGGATTATCAAAATTTTCAGTTATGCTGCCAAGCCTAAATGCTATTGGTGGCTTTTTTATTTTTTCAGGCTTGTAGCGATTGTTTCTATCTAACCTTGAGGAGCGTTCACTCAATTCCATTTTGGCAGCATTAAAAATTTCATTGTCTATTATTTGCGGGTAGAAGTCATCGCCAAGATAGTGCTTGTTTTGCAGCATATTCTTCACTCCGCAATGTCGCATATTAAGTCCTGCCCTCTTTGCCGCATTGACAAGAGAAAGTCCGCTAAGGTAATTCAAATAGACATTGCGAACCTGTTCGGCAGTGCCTTCGTCAACAACAGCCTTTCCGTCAACGATTATATATCCAAATGGCGTGTGTCCCATTAAATCATCTCCTCAAATGTAAGGCCACATCTCAGAACAAATCCTATTTTTTGTCGTGAATAAATCAAAATATGGTCAACAAATAACTCAAATAAACTCTCATTAAAATCCGTCAGCATTTCACCGCGTTTGCAGTAATTTATCAGGCGCTCGGTTTCATAAACCTTTGTAGTATCACCCGCCACCGTATTATTCAGCGCCTCGAGTTCACTTCTAAAATCACGAGCCTGTAAAAGTAATTCGTTGCTTTCCTGCGTGTAAAGTATTTGGTCAATATAGCCTTGCGCCATCAGTTTATGCAATGTACTGCGCTGCTCGGCATTCTGGTCAAGCTGTTTTTCAAGATATTGAATACGGAGCAAGGCTTCATCAGCTGTATTGCTTTGCATTGCTGCAAGATATGGCTTGAGAAGCAGTCTGTAACTGAAAATCAGCTTATTAAGCATAGTTGCAAACGCAAGATTTAACGCATCATCTCTTACAAACAGCATTGAGCACCTGTTAGTATCAGACAGGTGAGTATTGCACACCCACGCAACATAGCTATTGTACTTGCCCTTATGAATTCTTCTGCGAAAGGTATTTCCGCACTCACCACAAATAAGCTTTTCGGAAAAAGCATATCTCTGCTGATATTTATCACTACCGCTTTCTATTCTTCTTTCTGTTGCCCTTTGTTTAATAAGTGCAGCGGTAGCATTAAAATCCTCGTGACTGATAATTGCCTCATGATGATTCTGTATTAAGTACCTGTTAAGCTCTCCGTTATTTGTATGACGATTAAAATTACTGTCGGCATAGGTCTTCTGAAAAATACAATCACCTGTATATTTTTCATTCGTAAGAATATTGTGCACACTTGTCGATGTCCACCTTCCGCCCTTTTGCGTTGGCACCTGTTCAGCGTTCAACTCCTTAGCAATTGAGTACATTCCTTTACCTGAAAGCAGTTCTCTGAATATTCGCTTTACAATATCTGCCTGTTCAGAAACAACTTGCAGTCCACCTGATTCCAGCTTATACCCATAAGGTGCACTACTTAATCTGTAAGTTCCGTTTTCAAAACGCTTTTTAATTGACCATTTGTTGTTTGATGAAATAGAAGCGGATTCGCCCTCAGCCATTGTGCTGAGAACTGACAGAAAGAGCTCGCTTTCCATAGAGCCGGTATTTATATTTTCCTTTTCAAAATATACCGGAATATTCAGGTTGAGAAGTGTTCTCACAATTTCCAGACAATCCATAGTGTTTCTTGAAAACCGGCTGATTGACTTTGTAATTACAAAATCAATTTTCTTTGCCTTGCAATCAGCTAAAAGCCGCATAAGTTCCGGCCTTTTACTTGCCTTTGTGCCTGTTATGCCCTCATCGTAGTACACACCCGCAAAGCACCAATCATCTCGTGAATTGATGTAGTTTTCATAATGGCTCTTTTGTGCTTCCAAGCTTTCAAGCTGTGCATCAGTCGCCGTTGAAACTCGGCAGTAGGCTGCAACACGCAGTTTATCCTCGGCTTTTTTTGCAGGTTGAATTTTGTCAATTTTCGTAACCTTTTTCATGATAACTCACCTCCCATTTCACTTGTATATACATCACTCTAAATGTCACAATTGTCAAGTTGTTTTCGGCATAATCTCGGCTAAAAATGGAGAGAATGTGTCACGATTTTTCTTTGTTAATTTGTTGAATTCTTCCAACGAGATAAGTCCTTTTTCAAGCATATCCTTAGCTACCCTCTGCGCCATAAAATATTTGTAGTCCTGTAAAAGTTCCGCATCTGTCAACGGCTTTGCAGACATTTTTAAATGTGCCTCAACATCTGTTGTCTGCAATACTGTTCTCACTTCATTCTGCATAATACTACCTCCGGTTTTTTTGTTATTCACTTTCCACTGGAGATAAACAAAGGTTTTGAGCGAAAAAAAATCCCCATCAAGGAGAAAAAACACCTTGATGGGGATTTGGCTTTGTTAAAATACTGTTCTATTGTCTGTTAAGATAAAATCTCGTTTACTCTTTTCTGAATGGTGTTGTAGTTATAGCCGGCTTTGGTGAGGCGGTTTTTGCGGTCGGCGCCGTTGCCCCATTTGCCCTGAATTACTTCTTTTGCAATAGCATCAACTGACTTTTTGCCCGATGACTTTGGCGTGTACACACTCTTTCCGCTTTCATCAAAAACAGAGTAACCGCTGTTTTTGTCGGCACATTTCTTTGCATTTGAAAGGTCATAGAAAGCACCCTTCTGCGACTTTGCGTCCTTCCAACTTTTGCGTACACGATAGAGAGTTTTCTTTGAAGTCGCAGGTTTTGAACTGCCTAAGCCCAGTTGAGCGTTTACCTCCTTTGCAATCTGTCCGTGAAGATTGTAGAGATAATCACCGGGGCAGGACTTGTTCGCATAATCCCTGTGAACCGTCATATTGCAACCGTTAAGATGATTCATTCTCTCTGACTTATTTGTTGACCACACAAGCCTTTTGATGCCGTTTCTTTTGCAGATATCAACAAGCAGTTTAATCAAAGACTTGTACGCAACATCATTTACTCTGTATGGGTGGTAGGTATCGGACGCAACCTCAATGGTGATTGCTCGGTTATCGTTTGATGCAGACGAAGTACACCAGCTGCGATCCTTTTCCTCTACATACATTCCGATACGGCCGTCATAACCGATACCGTAGTTTGAGCTTGCCTCTTTGCTTGCAGATGCAAAGATTGAGCCGAGTGTTTCTACAGAACACTGACCCACTACGCAGTGGATTGAAACGGTATCAATCTTATGATTTCTGTTGACGCTTCTGTTTGGTGAAATTCTTGTGTAGTTTACTAATTTGCTGTTTGTGTATGACATTTAGTCGTCCTCCTTTTCACTTCTGTGGTGTAATTGTGCAAGCACATTTTTAATCTTTTCAGGAATGGGAAGTCCCAGATGTGCTCCGTTTTCAAGCAGTGACAAGCCCTCATTTGAGAGATAGAAGAAAATCACTGCCGTTCTCAGCACACTGCCCGTGCCGATAATGTACACATCAAGAAGATTCGCCACCCCCACAAGCAGAAAGATAATCACCTTCCTGCAAATGCCTTTAAAACCAACCTTGCTCGAAAGCTCTCTGTCGGCAAAGGCACACATCATTCCTGTAATGTAGTCGATAACTACAAATGCAATGAGTGCATACAGAAAGCCGTCTGCACCTCCGAGAAACCACCCGAGTGTTCCTCCAAGTGCGATGAATGCAGTCTGAATGCTGTTCCAAATCTGTTTCATAAATACCTCCTGTGTCTATTTTTTAACCCACTTGCTCCAGCTTGAATTCACCTTTGAACGGATATATACATCAAACGGAGTGTCCCTTGCCGTATATCTCTGTATCACAAGATTTGTACTGCAAGAAAATACTTCAAGCATACCGAATACAAGTGCCGGATAGTTCATATTCTCCTGCGGTACTCTTCGTCTGAAATAAATACCCTGCGTTGTAAGACTGTTAAGGCTGACATCGTCCTCAACAGAGGTCTGTATAATGCCCATAACAGGAAAGCCGTTCATATGTATTTCACCCGTCACATCAAGTGCGGATTGTGGGTTTGGATTGTTAATGCCTACCTTTTGTTTGCGTAAAGATACAAGCGGTGTGCCCTGCGGAATTAAATAGTACAGGTCTGTAATAACCGACTTTTCCATAGCATCACGGATTTCAATATGAAAGTCATATGACATATTCACATCAAGATTCATAAGCTGAAGATTTGAGTATGAATAGCTTGTGTCGTTCATTTTAAGGTTGCTTAAAATGTCAACAAAATTTCCGTAGTTTGCATCACTTGTCCTCTTGTATTGGTAGCGAAAGGATAAAAGCTGATTGTGATTTACCCCGTCAATTGTAATTGGTGAGTATGAGCCGTTGAAAATAAGCTGAATTTCCGACTCAATCTCATTTGTTCGTCTTAGTGTAATCTTACTGAGATTCGGACTGCTGTACGGAATAACTGTAATCGTCTTTTTAATGCTCGTTGTGTAACCTCTTGAGTCCGTGACCGTGACCATAACCACCACATCACCGCTTTTGGTGATTGTACCAAGATTCAATTCCTTTGCAGTTGTACTTGATTTGCTCACACCGTTACAGCTTACCGTGTAGCCTGTAATCTTCGATTCATTTCTCGGTTTTGCCGTAAGCGGAGTAACCTTGAGATTTGAATAGTTCTGAATAAACAGCTTTGAGTTGCCCGTAACGGCAGTGGTCTTTAAATTGGTGTCAAGATAGATAAATCCGTTAATTACAGGCCTTGAGCTGTGCGATGTGGTGGTAATCTGACAATTCCTTTCAGAAATGCCTACATAGGTTGAACCCTTGTATGTGGTGACCGTTAGCTTTGCCGTAATGCTTTTGTCCTCATACATTGCCTTGAGAATACCCGTTCTGCTGTCCGTAGGAATGGTAATAATCCTGTTTGCCGTCCCCTTGTTCCACGCAAGTCCCGATATGCCAGTTATCGGAATACCTCGTATGGTAATCGTAATGCTGTGTTTAAGACCTGCGTCATTTACCGTTGTGTTTACTGATACGGTCGGATTTTCCGTATCTATGTAAATCGTGTCAATTCTATTGACAACCGTTGTCTTTGCCATATTTCCTCCTAATCAAGAATTACAATGTTGAGTCCCTGTGAACTGTTTGACATCGGAATCAGCTTTGTTCTGCCGATTGTAAGCTCACCGTCAACTGTGGTTTTCTTCGTCTGAGTTTCGTCCTTGTTTAGGGTGAATATCTTTTCACCGTTGTAGTAGCCGGAAAATTCAGTGTTTGTAATTACTGTTTTCTGCGAGGACTTGCTGTTTGAAACCTCAATGCCTTTGCGGTCAATCTTTACCTCGTTTGTGTATATCTCGTTCGGTGCAGGCGACCAGTGTTGGATAATACTTCCGTCAGTAAGCATAAGGTCACTTACCGTAAGAGATGTGTCACGGCTGTAAATGAATACCGTGATTTCACCGTCCGAAACATCGGGGAGTACAACGGAAAAATCTGTCCAATCAAAGCTGTCCTTTGTGTCAAAAAGATATTCTCTTTTAACTCCGTTGTACTGAACATACATATATGCACTAAGCTGTGAATAGCTTTTCTTTGCTCTGAGTGACAGCACAAAGGATCTGTCGGCAACCGAGTTATACACACTTTGCGACAAGGTGCTTTCCGCACCGAGTACAAAAGCAGAACCCGAAGAGGTATGACTGATTACATCTGTATCGGAAAGTACAGTGACCAATCCCGAATACTCCCAATCATCCGAAAGTCCGTTGAGAGCCGATGAATTAAGAAGATAGTTCTTTCCGCCAGTGGACTGCTCATTGATTTTAAATGAAATGTCCTCTGCGGTCTGCTCAAGTGTTGATGTTCTTTCGGTAATTGCGGAAATATTCTCACTTAGCTTTTCAGTATCCTCCGTTTTTGTGTAGGCACTGAGGTGAACCTCACCGCTTTCCAAATCCCACCATGAAGAATTATCAGCCGAACTGATTACTCCCGCCTTGATGATATTTGCCATAAGCGTTCCGCTTGTGATAAAGTCAGCCACGATTTTTCCGTCAGCCGTAATCGCAGTTTCATACGGGCCGTTGTATCCACTCTTTGAAAAACCTAAGCCACCGACATTCCACCGCCACACATTCCTTGCATCGTACAGATTTTCGTCGTCAAGAATCAAAAGTTCATACGGCTTGCCTGTAACAGAATCCGTGTGCATAACAACAAAGCCACCTTGCTGACCTGAAATCAGCGAAGTGGCATTTTTAATAGCAGTATTCATAAGTAACGGAAAGCTGTCGGTTTCCTTTTTGATTTCATCGGTTGTACTTTTTATTTCTGCAACCGTATTCACAAAGTTTGATTTTGCCGTTCCGAGTGTGATTGATGAATATTTCTCGGCCAGTGCGTCATATACGGTTTCAATAACCTTCGTCTTTACCTCAATATTCATATCTGGGTGTCTGACGGTCACTGTGTCGCAGAGGTTCACCTTTTCGAGGAACTGCGAATATTCGGGCTGTTGCCATAGCGGTTCAAACGACACCTTCACCGTGGGAGTTTCGTCACCGAACGGATTCTGTTTGATGTATGACTTCGCCTTTGCTCGAAGTGTGTCCTCGGTAACGGTTTCTCCGTCCTTAAAGAAGGACGAAAAATCCTTGATGAGTGTTTTCTCCCTTGCATATGTTTCCACAATAGGAATTGTGATTTCCGACAGAGTAACCACATTTTCGGTATCACCGTTCTTTACAACCGCATAGGGAAAAAGGTGAGAATATACAGATGAGAAGTCATTGTCCTGCTCCACATCAGTCAGGTTCTTGCCATATTCAATCACAACACCGTTGTCTTTGCCACGCTTTGAGTGAAGAATGACATCGAACATATCCCATTCATACTCACCGCCCCATACATCAAGGGCTGAACCTTCCGTACCGCCAAGACAGGCTCTGATACTTATAGGTTTACTGACTGAAAATGCCCTCGGTGCTGAAAGGTCTGTCCTGCATTTAAAGCCGTGCTTTGATGAAGTACTCGCAAAAATTCTTTCAAGTGCAAGCTGTGGCGAAACCGATTTGCTCTCAAAGCACAACACGCCAATGCCCGACAAATCATATGAAATATGCTGTGCATACACTGTGATGATGCCGTTCATCGGTGTTGTAATTCTGTATATACGAAACGGCTGTGACCTTGATGTGTCATTCGGCTTAACGAGTATAACCCTGTCGTTTTTAATCTCATCAAACAATGCACCGTGCAGAGGATATTTCATCACACATTCAAACGCACCGTTTCTCTCCTCTGTAACTTCGCAAAAGGTGCAGTCCGACAGCACACCGATTCCGTAGGTGTCAAACTCGGTTTCATCTACTCTGTATAAAATCGGCATCATAACGAACACCACCTTGGAAATACTGAACCGTCTGTTATGCCACCGCCGAGAATAAACCTGTTTTCGCCCTTTACAAGCAAAGGAAAACCCGTGCCTGTAACCGTATCATTTTTCAGCGTGTTGTCCTTGTAAAAGCACATCTTTTCGCTGTCAATCTCAATGAACTCGTCAATATCGTTGAATGTCCATTCGTGTCTGCCGTTTTCGTTATCAATGGTAAGCGTACCCGCACCGTTGCCGTTAAGATGAATAAGCGGTCTGCTCTCAAAGCTGTACGGATTCACAAGTATAGTTTCACCCTTTGACGGCAAGGTCACTCTGTAAATATCCTCGCTGACCTTCTCGAGAGAATGCCATGCGGTTTCGTCACCGAGAAATGTGTAGAGGGCAAACCTTGCATTCTCCTTCTTCCAGTTTTCGTTCACCTTGAGATATATTCTGCTCTTGTCAGCATCTGAATAGCTGTCCCAGTAGCCGTCTGTCCACGAATTTGTATTCAGCACAAACATATTTTTACCACTCGGCACAACAAGGTCTGCCGTCTGATTCCAACGGTTGCTCCAGTCGTTTTCCGGCTTTGAACCGTCCATTCTGCAAAAAATCATATATGGAAAATTCAGCACCACATCAATGCTGTGCGGTAACTCACCGTCAATGTCATATCTAAACGGCTTGCAGTTAAAGCTTACGGTAAACACACCGATTTTGTTGAGCTCATCTTCAATATCAAGCGAGGAGTTAAAAAGAGCATATCTGAAAAATCTTTTATCGTAGCTGTCCTTTAGTATGTAATACCTGTCTGGCTGTGTGTACAGCCATGCCTTGATTTTTGTAATGCTGTCTGCAAGCTGTTGACTGTTCTTTGCAGACAGATATACAGAATAGCTCACCTGTGTGTTTTCATATCTGCGATTCGGTACAATCAAATCACCATTGCGACCGGGGATTGATACAAAGGAAGAGTCGTACTTTGGCGAGGAGTACACATTCTTTCTCTGTATATGAAGCCCCATATCAGATGACCTGATGCCGTTGTATTCAAAATAGTTCAAGCAAACACCAGTCCTTTCCTTTTGGCAAACTGACCTGCAGTTTCCATAATTTCATTTGTAAGCTGAGAAATATCGTCATTTGAGTAGTTGTTAAAATTTGCAATATTCAGCACAAGCGAAAGTCCACCGACACCGCTGTTTAAGCCTTGTGTGTTTACGGAGTTTTTTACATTTCCGTCAATGCTGAAATCAGTCGGCAAGGCAGTTTTCATATCGTCAGCAAGTGAATTCATAACACTTGAAACATCACTGCTCATACCCTCGGCGGCACGAACAGCCATATCACCGTTCTTGTCAATAGAGCCGGCAAGACCCTTGACGAGCATTTCGCCAACCCATGCCATTTCCTTTGACGGTGAGTGAATGCCAAAAAAGTCGCAGATGCCGTCCCAGATACCCGAAATCCAACCGCTGACTGAATCCCAGAGCCACGATGCAAGGCCGCAGATACCGTCCCACAAGCCTTTTACAATGTTACCGCCAATTTCAACAATCTTGTACATAAGTGAACCAAAGGCCTTTACAATGCCTTCAATAATCTTAGGTACCGCCTTTACAATTTCCTTAATGATAGTCGGCAGATTCTTAACAAGCGAAATCAACAAATCAATACCCGCCTGAATTATTGTCGGAATATTGTCGCTGAGAGCATTAACAATGCCCGAAATGATGTCGGGTATTGCATTCACGATTGTGACGATAATGGTGGGCAGAGCCTTGACAAGTGAAATGAGCAAGTCCATACCTGCCTGAATAATCTGCGGAATTGAATTCATTACCGCATTTATAATCCCGTTGATAATCTGCGGAATTGCCTTGACTATTGATGTGATAATATCGGGCAAAGCACTCACAAGAGAGGTCAACAGCTTAATGCCTGTCTGTATGATTTGCGGTATTGAATTTAAAAGAAATGTAACTATGCCCATAATAATCTGAGGCAGTTTAGATATGAGGTCGGGAAGTGCATCAAGAATACCCTGTGCAAGTGCTGACACAAGTTCAAGTCCTGCGTCAAGAATTGACGGCAAGCTGTCCAGAAGTCCCTGTACAATCGTCATAACCGCATTGACCGCAGTAGGAATTAGTGTAGGCAGTGCATCTGCAAGGCCTTGTACGAGAGTTGCTACGAGCAAGGTTGCCGACTCAATCAGCAAGGGCAGATTTTCAACAATTGCATTTGTAATTGTTAATAAGGCTGACACCGCAACGGGAATCAGCTGTGGCAAAAGCTGAAGCAATCCCTCAAGCACCTGTGCAAACAATTCTGCAAGAGTTTCCAGAACCGTGGGGAGCATTTCACCTGCCGATTCAAGCAGTGTAGTAATTACTGTCGGCAAGGCGGAGATGAGATTTTCCACAATAGGCGAGATGTTTTCAAGCACGGTCTGAAATGCCGTTACAACATTTTCACACAACACATCAAGGTCAGCGTTTGCGTCACCAAATCCTACCACAAGATTCGTAACTGAGGATTTCAACGCATTAACCGAACCCGAAATTGTACCCTCCGCCTCTTTTGCAGTAGTGCCGGCAATATCCATACTCTCCTGCATAACATGGATTGCATCGACCACATCGGCATATGACGAAATGTCATACTTAACGCCCGATATCTTTTCTGCGTCAGAGAGAAGTCTTTGCATTTCCTCTTTAGTACCGCCGTAGCCGAGTTTAAGGTTATCGAGCATGGTGTAGTTCTGCTTTGCAAAGCCTTGATATGCATTCTGAATGAGTGACATATCTGTACCCATCTTGTTTGCGTTATCCGCCATATCCGTGATTGCCATATCGGCATACTTTACCGACTTGTCCGTATCACCGCCAAGCGATTGAATGAGGCTTGCGGAAAAGCCTGTAACGGTTTCCATGTAGTCATTTGCAGAAAGGCCTGCCGTTTTGTAGGCATTAGATGCGTAGCTTTGCAGCTTCTGCGATGAGCCCTTGAAAAGTGTATCAACACCGCCGACAAGTTGTTCATAGTCGGCATAGGCATTAACTACCTCCTTGCCTAGCTTTACGGCTGTTGCGGCAGCCGCAGTAACAACCGCACCCATCGCAACGCCCACACCATTGAGTACCGAACCAAGCTTTGAAAATCTCTCCTTCGACTTATCCGCCTTGTCGCCTGCATCCTTGATTTCATCACCCATATCATCGGCACTTTCGGCAGTATCATCAAGCCGACCGTCAACCTTTTCAAGAGATTTTTCTGTACCTTCAATATCCGTCTTTGCTTGTTCAAGTGCAGAATTATTGCTTCCAAGCTCACGCTCCATACTGTTGAGTGATGCCTGTGCGTTGTTGAGCTGAATCTGCCAGCTTTGTGTTCTTCTGTCGGTTTCACCAAAGGACTCCGATGCATTTGCAAGTGCCTGCCTGAGGGCTTCAATCTTCTGCTTTTGTGCGTCAATCTCCTTATTAAGAACCATATTTCTTGCAGACAAAGCCTGAACGGAATTATCATTCTTATCAAACTGCGAGGACACAAGTTTCATCTCAGAGCCGAGAACCTTGAAATTCTGATTTATTTCAGCAAGTGCTTTCTTAAACTCCTTTTCGCCCTCAATGCCAAGCTTAAGTCCAAAACTATCCGCCATATTCTCACCTCCTCATTTTGGGCGTAAAAAAAGAGCCATAAGGCTCTGTGCTAAATGCATATTAAAAGGAGCAACCCACGAAAGGTTACTCCTTGAGTTTTAATTAATTTTAAATTTACATTCCAAAATTGCATGGTCTGGATTTGCTACAGGTATTTTCCAAATGTCTCCTAAATCAAGTTTGTCATAAGGAATATAAACCCCTGATAATGAAGTAAAATCCCATGGATAGTTTAATTTAATAACTTGAATATGCGAATTATGAATTACATGGTCTAACCTGTTATAGCCAGTCACTACGCATTCATCGAAATTATTAAGCATTACTACACTTGCACCATCTTTGCCACCATTATAACATTCGTGATAATAATTTTCGAAATGAGATGGCATTCTACATTCTAAAACATTAAAATCTCCTGCACAAATAAATGCATTTTGAATTTTATCTAAATATTGTCTCAAACACTTTGAAACCAATAATCCATTTCCGCCTTGAACATATCTCAAAGCTATTACTGTAAGCATTTTATTTTCTTTTGTAGTAAAAGTTGCTACTAAAATGGTGGGTTGGTCTTCTCCTAAATTTTCTTCAAAAAAATTTTTATTAAAAGTCACTTTTGTATTGTTATAAACAATTGCTTTCTTAATAGCCATCAACACATCATTTCCGTTATTTCCTATACCAACATCATAAAAGTAATCACTTCTTAGTCTTCTCTCAATAATATCATCTTTCTTATACTCTACAAGAACAATAATATCAGGACTATCTTTTAGTATACGGTCTATCACATACTTACCAACAGATATATTATTGGTCATTTTGTGAATATTCCATTCAAATAAAGAGTAGTTACTATTCATATACACCTCAACAACTTCCAATTTATCAATGAGCTAATTATATCATACCACTTAATAAATCTCAATCCTTTTCAGAATAATCAAATTCCATACGGTATAACATCATCAATCGTCAAATTTCTTTTCGGGTTTGTGATTCCGTTATACTGCTTATGGCACTCCCACAAATCAAGCAAAAGTCCGAACGGCATGAGCCACACTTCTTCCTGCGAAAGATTTAGGTGTGCAAGTCCGTAATAAATCAGTCGGGTAAAGAACTCCTCGTCACTTACCCGACCGATGTGTTTTTTGAGCTTTCCTCGCTTTTGATATTTCGCTTTGTGCCCTTGTACATTGACTCCATAATTGCTGATTTATACTCTGCTAAATCAAACGGTGAGGTTAATAGCTCGACCTCGTCCTCTGTAAGCAACGTCTTTTTATCATCGGGATTTTTGAGGTTGTGAATGAGAACACTCTGATTGGCAAGCAAGGTGATAAGCCAGATGATTTCATCAAGTGCCATTTCAAAATTTTCACTTTTCATAAGCCTGTCACCGAGGTTTTCAAGTCCGCCATATCTTTTAGCAATTTCCTTTGTTGCCCTTGTTGTGAGAATAAGCTCATAATCGTTTTCACCAATTTTAATAATACTTCCTCTGTCAGTCATAACGCACCTCCGTATTTATTCAGCATAGGTCGGCTCGTACACCTGAGTGTACCAACCGCTGATTGTGTCGATTGCAACACCTGTATCGTCCTCTGAAATTTCAGCCTTCCATGGGTGCTTGCCGAGCTTGTCAGCCTTGTTTCTGCGAATAACCGTACCCTCGATTGACGGAGTGGAAAACTCGATGCTTTCTCCCTTTGTGGTAAGGTTGGTTGCGGGAATGCCAAACTTCACTCTGTAAAGCCAGAAGTAACGATACTTGCCGTTCGCTTTCTTTGCACGAAAACCGATTGCAACGGGCGGTGCTCCGTCCTCAGATGCGGAAACCAACACCTTGTTTTTGTCGATTGTCGCACCGGTCAAATCCTCTGCAACGGCTGTTCCGATGTTGTCAATACCGAGTGTGAGCGTACCGCTCTGAAATTCCTTTACAACCTCAGATGCACCGTCATCGGCATAAAGTGTTGCCTCGGCAAGCTCTACCGAAAGTTCCGCACTCATCGCCTTTGCAAGCGGAACAGGTGTATCGTAGGTTTCGTTTCCGTCAGAGTCCTCCATGATTTTTGCGTAGTACAGCTTATCAAGTCCGATTGTTGCCATAATCTATCTCCTCCAGTTCATAAGTTTTTAATGCGTCAATAGCATAGTGATGATAGCCCGTGTCGCTCTCATAACCGATATACAGTCTGTCGGTAATTGAAATATCACTCTGAAAAAGAGCGGTCACAAGCTTGTATTTAAGTACAGAGTAATTACCCTTTGAAAATATAGAAATTCTCACTTCCTGTCTGTCAAAGGTCGGCATATTGTCGCAGTGCATATCAAAGCCGTCCGAAAGCGGAGTGAGAACAATGTATTCGTCAGGTACTTTGTCTGAAAAAGCACCTGTTTCAACCTTGATGTTCAATCCCTCTGCAATACTCTTGATTTCAGCAAGCAAACTCATATGCTCTTTACCTCCTCATCAAGCGTGTTAATCATAACTGTCATACACTCCTTGCGTGACGCTGATTTTGCAGGCTTCATAAACGGTTTTGGTGGCTGACCGCTTTTGCCGTATTCAATTATGCTCGCAATTTTTGCATTACTCTCGCCATTTGTTCTCGGCTCTGAAAAGCCTATTTTGATATTCAGATTGCCGTTCTTGTCTGATAAAACAGGGGACACGCCGAGCGAGCGTTCAAGCTCACCCGTTGAGCGTGACTGCGTTTTTGTGTCATTACCGATGACATTTCTGAGATTTGTTCTCACCTTTTTCAGAACAACCTCAGCACCGGCATTGAGTACCCTTCCGCACACATCATCGGTTTTGTTCCCAAGTCTTGAAATTTTGAGTAAAAACTCCTCCGGCATTTTCATTGTGCATCTAGCCACTTGCTTCAACCTCCTTTGCGAGAATTTCAAGATACATTCCTCTGCCTTTTACATTCTCAACAGAGGTGATTTCAAACCGCTTTCCGTCACAAAGGATGAGCATATCGGTTGTAACCTCTATGTGTGGAATACACCTCAGACGAAACAGATCAGTCGCAACGGAAAATGTCGCCATATTTGCCCACCGTTCACTGCCGTGTCTGCCCTCACGATATGCTCTCACTCTTGCAACCGTTTTCAGTCTTTCCTTCTTAAAGCCCTCATCATCGGTTTCAATCACCCTTTTCATAATTTCAACAGGTGTGTTCATCTTTCCAAAACTCATAGCTAAACCTTCCAGTTTCTGTCAAGCCTTAAAAGTAAATTGACCGTGTTCCACACCTGAGCCGATGCGTTTGTGCTGTCAGCAAAGAATCCGCCCGTTGAGCCATCTCTGCTTTCGTAGAAATGGCTCGCAAGCATTATAACTGCCTGCTCGGTAGTTGCAGGCATTGCGTGTGTGGAGTAGTAACCCTCATCAATGTGTTGATAGCTTTCGGCATAGGAAACCGATGCAGTGATGTACTGCTCAAGAAGTGCATCGTCCTCAGAATGTTCAAGTATGAGATTTTGCTTTACTTTTTCAAGCAGTTCATTCACCAATTTCATCACCTCAGGATTTTTTCATCTGTAAGAGTTTGATACCCTCTGTAAGAATTACCTTACCGTCAACTCTCTCAGTAGATACATAACCAATCTGGCCATTAGTCGCATACAATTCATTAAGTCGCTGTACCGTTCTTGAACCTCTGTCGCCAATCCAGTAATTTGAAAAATCGCCAAAGGCAATAGGGAGTGAATTTGTTGTTGCAACAGGTGCATACGGTGTTGTGTAAAGGTCATAGCCAAGAAGCTTATCCGGCTGACCAGCCTGTACTGACGGTTGCCAGAGATACGCACCGTTGTTATCCTTGAGTTTTCTGAGAATTGCAACGGTAGAGTCATTCATAAGAAACTTTGCATTTCTTCTGTACGGTGATTTAAGTGAATACACAAGGCTGATAACTTCATCAGCAGTAATTGCAGTTGCACCAGCAGCCATAACACCAACTTCACCACCTTTGGCCGTAAAAATACCTGTTGGCTGATTTGTACCTGTGCCAACGCAGAATGCCTCCTCTTCAGCAATACCGAAGGCTCTTGCAAATTCTTTCATAAGGTAATCCTCAATATCAAAGGCTGAATCCTGTAAAAGCTCTGTACTTACCCTACAAAGGTCTGTAAGTTTAAATGCGTCAAGCTGCTTTTGTCCAAAGGTTGGATTACTTTCCGTGTACGCCGCATTCTCGGCCGTCCACTGAGCAACAGAATGACCCGTGGCAATCGGAATTTTGCGTTCATGCTGGGTTGTGATTACCTTCGCAAGAGAGCGTATAATATTCTCCTCCTCAAGTGCAGAAACAATACTTGTTTCAAATTCCGTGGGAACAAGAAAACCACCGTCAGCGTCTGTACCCTCAGAGAGTACATTGTGAACCTGTGCTCTGCCACGAAGATGATTCTGAAAATCCTCTCTGTATTCATCACTTGCCCTGCCTGTCCTTTCAGGCTTATTGTCAACCGGTGTGGTGACAATCGGCGTATTTACCGCTTTGTTAAGTTCCTTTTCATGCTCCTCTCTGCGTTCCATTCTGTGGATTTCATTTGTAAGGCTATCAAGTTCACCCTCCATATTCGAGTACGTCGCATCGTCCTCCGCCTTCAATACACCCATATCATTTCTGTGTGTATCAAGAAAGCCCTCCATCGTGTTCCAGAGTCTTGCTCTTTTTTCTCTTAATTCTGTAATAGTCATAGTTAAATTCTCCTTATTAAAGTAACTTTTTGTAAAGTTGCATCTTTAACTCATCAACTTTTCGTCCTGTCTTGCCAACAGAATGCTTATTCTTGATTTTGTTAATGAGTGCCCTCTCAACCGCATCTTCGGAAAAAGAATACCCTTCCGTTTCAGCGGTATTCTTATCGTCCTTAAGAAGGTCGTCGGCAAAACCAAGTTCAACAGCCTTCTTTGCATTCATCCATGTGGTTTCATCCATCATATGCGAAAGCTGCGTATGTGAAAGCCCCGTGCGTAATTCATAAGCATTTATAATGCTCTCCTTGACCTCATCAAGCATTTCAATAGCTTTTGACATATCTCTATGGTCACCAAAGGCGGTTGTTGCCGGATTGTGAATCATCATAAGGGCGGTAGGTGCCATACACACCGTTGTACCAGCCATTGCAATAACCGATGCCGCACTTGCAGCAATACCATCAATTTTAACCGTCACATCATATGGATAATCCATAAGCATTGAATAAATCTGACTTGCCGCAACGCAATCTCCACCCGGAGAATTAAGCCAAATTGTAACGGGACCACTTCCTGTAAAAAGCTCATTTTTAAACATCTGCGGTGTTACATCATCGTCAAACCAACTTTCTTCTGCAATAGTTCCGTTAAGTTCAAGAACTCTTTGTACAGTTTCATTTTCTTCTGTATGATTTTTCCAATTCCAGAACCTTTTCGCCATTTGTATTTTCCTCCTTTTCATTATTCTTTTCAGCAAAAGCCCCGGCATCGCTCAGCTTTGTCATGCTGCCATTCACGAGATACAGATTTCCACCCTCCTCGTCAGAAATACGGTCAAGATTTTCAAGTTCTCGTATATCGTTTGCCGACATCCATCCGTTCTGCCTTGCCGTAGCATAGCCACTCATTCTGCTTGCATAGTCACCACGCAGAAGTCCATCCACATTAAACTTCACAAAGTACGAACTTTTTTCGTTTCTTGAAAGCAAGGAGCGGGAAATTGACTGCTCCCAACGCACTATCCACGGCTCAAGTGTGTACTTCACAAATTCAAGTGACTGCTGTTCAATATTAGAAAAGCTCGATTTTTCAAGGTCACCCACCATATGCGGAGGCACTCTGAAAATTCGAGCTATCTCATCTATCTGAAATTTTCTGGTTTCGAGGAACTGCGCCTCGTTCGGCGAAATTGAAATCGGTGTGTACTTCAGTCCCTCCTCAAGCACGGCAACTCTATGACTGTTGCCGCTTCCCGCAAAGGCGGCATTCCACGAATCACGAACCTTTGACGGGTCTTTAAGCGTACCCGGATGTTCAAGCACACCGCTGGGTGACGCACCGTTTGCATAGAACTTACTACCGTATTCCTCGGCGGCAATGGCAAGACCGATTGCGTTCTTTGCCATTGCAATAGGCGAGTATCCTACAAGTCCATCAAATCCAAGTCCGGCAATATGCAAAACCTCATACGGTGAAAGCCTTACCGTTGCACCTTTCATTGTTCTTGCGTCATCGGAGCTTGTGTTGTACTGATAGTAAAGATTACCGCTTTTATCTCTGTCAACTGCCATTCTGTTCGGCATAAGAGGATAGAGGGCAACAACATCGCCCTTGCCATTTCTTATGATTTGTGCATAGGCATTGCCCCACAAAAGCAGATGAGTCATCAAGGTTTCTCTAAAAGCAAATGAAGTCATTTCGGGATTAGGCTCATCGTGCAAAAGAAAATACAACGGATGTTCAAGTGCCTTTTCTTTGCTCCCGCCAGAATTGTATCTGTAAAGGTGGAGAGGAAGTCCTGCAACCGCCTCGGACAAAATTCTTACGCAGGCGTATACCGCAGTCATCTGCATTGCACTTCTTTCTGACACACATTTGCCTGCACTGCTCTGACCGTAGAAAAATCGGTAACTGCTGCCCGATGTACTGTTTTTCGGCTTATCTCGTGAACGAAACAAACCGCTTAAAATACCCATAAAACCACCACTCTTTCGTAAAATGGGCAAAAGAAAAGCACCTCTTTTGAGATGCTTCTTTTGAGATGCTTTGAAAAATATATTTACTTTTTATGCTCATATATATCTGCATAAAAATTGACTGATGTCATATAAACAACAATCCTCTATTATCATAAACCGATGCGCAGTTATTGTTTCCACAGCGAATTGCTCGGTCGAGTGCCATAATTGTAGCAATTGCACCGTCAATTTTCTCCGTGGATTTTTCTTTGTCTGCCTTTATGTTGCCGGCAGGGTCTGTTCTGACAAAGATATTGTCCATATTCCATCGAAGTACAGGGTGACCGCCGTGTGCGATTCGCTGTTCAAGCGTCAGTTTCATAAGCTCCTTTGTGGGTGGTGACATATCCTTAAATCCCTGACCGAAGGGAACAACGGTAAACCCCATACCTTCAAGGTTCTGTACCATCTGAACCGCACCCCAACGGTCAAATGCAATCTCTCGAATGTTAAATCTCTCACCGAGCTTTTCAATGAATTTTTCTATGTAGCCGTAGTGAATAACATTACCCTCCGTGGTCTGCAAATATCCCTGTCGCTCCCAAACATCGTAGGGTACATGGTCACGCTTTACTCGCAAGTCAAGTGTGTCCTCCGGTATCCAGAAGTATGGCAGAATGATGTACTTATCTTCTTCATCACACGGTGGGAACACAAGTACAAATGCTGTAATATCCGTTGTACTTGAAAGGTCAAGTCCGCCATAGCAAACTCTGCCTTCAAGCTGTTCTTCGTTTACAGCAAACGCACACTTATCCCACTTATCCATCGGCATCCAACGGACTGCCTGCTTTACCCATTGATTGAGGCGTAGCTGTCGAAATGAATTCTCTTCACTCGGATTTTGCTTTGCCGATTCACAGGCGGCCCGCACCTTATCAATACCAACCGTAATGCCGAGCGAGGGATTGGCTTTTTCCCACACCTTCGGGTCTGTCCAGTCATCGTTCTCATCAGCTCCGTAAATCACAGGATAAAAGGTCGGGTCAATCTTTCTGCCATCAAGAATATCCTTTGCCTTCTGATGTGTTTCATAACAAATCGAATGTGTGTCCGTACCGGCTGTCGTGATCAGAAAATAAAGCGGCTGCATTCGTGCGTCACCAGAACCTTTTGTCATAACATCAAACAGTTTTCGATTCGGCTGGGTGTGCAGCTCATCAAACACAACACCGTGAATATTAAAGCCGTGCTTTGAATAAGCCTCGGCTGACAATACCTGATAGAATGAATTTGTAGGAATGTAGATAATTCGCTTCTGCGACGCAAGAATTTTTACACGCTTGCTTAGTGCGGGACACATACGCACCATATCGGCGGCAACCTCAAATACGATACTCGCCTGTTGACGATCGGCTGCACAGCCGTAAACCTCGGCTCGCTGTTCACCGTCACCGCAGGTCAACAAAAGGGCAACAGCGGCGGCAAGCTCCGACTTGCCCTGCTTTTTAGGAATTTCAATGTAGGCAGTGTTAAACTGTCGATAGCCGTTTGGCTTGAGCGTACCGAACAGGTCACGAATAATCTGCTCCTGCCAGTCGATAAGCTCAAATTTCTTGCCGGCCCATGTACCTTTGGTGTGACATAGGCTTTCAATAAAAGCAACAGCGAAGTCGGCGTATTCTTTATCGTAATAGCTACCTTTCGCCTTGAATTTTGTAGGCTTATAATTCTTAAGTTTTCTCAAAATCTCACCTCCGAATGGCATAAAAATAGCCTGCCTATATTGGCAAGCTAATAAAGTGCACTTTATAATCCTTACATAAGATATTGTTGTAGTTCGGGTATTCTTTCAATCTGAGATTTTAGGAAAAATCCAAATATTTTAATCGTTCCAATCTCATTAGGACCATCTAATATTCCTATGTATTTTTGATATATCGGTTCGAATTCTTCTGCCAATAGCAATAAGGTTTGCTTATTAGCTGTATGAACTAAAGTGGGGTTAGCAATATATTTATTTAGCAGATTTGATATTTCTATTCCAGTTTCAGATTTTATAAATTGTTTAATTGCATCTTTTGACTTTCCTTTGTATATGTAAGGGAAACTCTCAATCATTACAGTAGTCCTCCTTATTTGGTGTTATCTGCCTTAGCAATTCATACAGCATCTTGGTTTTTTTCTTTCTTGCTCCCGGATGTGGCATTTTAATGATCTGCCCCTCGTAATCATGGAGTGACTTAACAACTGTGTTATATGTACCGCAGCAGACAATCAGTTGAGGCTTTATTATTTCAACTTCTCGTCGCAGCAGTTCTCCTGCAATACGGGACTTTGCAAGTTGATGGTATTCGTTTCTGCTGCTTTTTTTCCCACGAACTTTGTTTATGTTTGTAAATGCTATCATACCAATAGCAGAAATAGCAGAAGCCTTCATATCAGCTATCTCATCAATAGAAGTGGATGGACCACAAATCAGTGTTGCCCATCTGCCTATGTTGTACCACATATTCGGATGCTGGCTGATATGATCTCCACCGGCAAGCCCATGCTGAGTAATGCCCTCCATCCAACCACGAAAAAGTATCCCTTTTTCATAGTCTTCATTATCCCAATTATTTGTTTCTTTGCCAACAAAGGGGACTCCTTTGTCAGTATCGTAGCGTTTTTCGTCGATTATACCGAACTCATTTATCCTGGAAGGAGGGGCTTCTTTATCAAACGCAGCAGACCATTCCGTAAGAAACGGAACAGTAAAACTATAATACTCATTTCGTAGTATCTCATTTATCTCCGCGTTTCGGTCAGCTCGAATCATATCATCACCCCGTTATGCTTGAATAATTTGCTTTCTAGTTATTTAGTACTTTATAATTAGAGACTAAATTTCACCTTATGAAAAATCCAGTAAATCTGATTTCATAAGTCCGTTTTCTCACCCTTATAGGATAACGAAATAGCAGTGCCTTTCATGGCTTCAGTATAAATAAATCTAAAGATTTTATTATCAAAATTCTTCTTGTCATACTCCATACCCTGTATCAAAAGAAATTCGACTTTTATCCTTACACAACTTATCCTATCAAATTCATTGTTAAAAATCAATTGATAGCAAAAAATTTTTAATAATTTACATTACGGAATTATGAATAGTATCAAGAATTTTCTCCTGCTCCGTTTCATCTACACCTATGCTTTCAAGTGCCTCTCGTGTTCCGCAGTCGGGGCAGATAACGGTTAAATTGTCTGCCCTTGAAACTGCACCGTGTCCGGAATAAACCCCGCCACAACGGGGACAGGTGCGTAACTGAACAAGGTTATCGGTCATTTTCGTACAGCTCCTTTGACTTGTGATAGGCATTGAGAAGTATCTGCTTGTCAAAATAAAAGGTATCGTAACCGTCAAGGCAGGTGTTGAGGTAGAAAAGGCTTGGTACACCGATTTGCCTTTCCTCGTGCATAATGTAGGCGAAGGCGGTAACCGTTCTGCGATTGCCTGTTCTGATGCCCTTGTATTGCACCTTGATATCCTTCTTGTAGTAGAAGGTCGGATATCCCTCATAGCGGTCAAGTGCTTTTTCATCGGTCTTATCGACCTCCCAAATTACCACAGGCACAATGGCATTTCCTTTTTTCTCAATGGTAAGGTACGAACCCGACTTGCTCCCTTTGAAAAGCAACTCCCAGTCTTTCAGCTTTGCCGTACCGAGAATTTTTGCGTTCGGACATCTCGTTTTCATCTGCCTTACATTTAGGTTACTTCCGTAGGCTATGTATAACCTTTTCATAAAATCAATCCTTTCCGAAGATATGTTCTTCTACCACCTTAAGACCGCCAAAGCGGTCAGTGGGGCATTTAACCTAATCACTTCAAGCAACTCTGCCGTTCCTAAAAGCCGTGTCGCCCGAAAGTCTGTTTGTGAACACATCTCTCGCTGTCTTGAACTCGTCACCGATAAAGCCGAGTCGCAAAAGCCAAGTTCTCATTGCGTATTTTGGATTTTCTGTTTGCTGAGGTTTTGCACTTGCCGACTTAACTTCCTTTGCCATTTGGCTGAGTGCCAAGCAAAGCTGAATGTAGCTTTTAAGCTGTCCGGCGTGAAGTCCATTCTGCTTGCCGTTTGATGGCTTGTCAAATTGGAAAAGTCTGAATTCAACCGTTCCCTTTGTAAAGGTTGCGTGGAGGTTGAGCATATGGTATCGGCTGTCGTTGTAGTGCTGATGTCTACCGTAATTTGAATTGTGACTTCTGTACCACACATCGGCAAGTTGTGACATCGTTTCAGGCTTAGTTCTGTTGACCTGTTTCAAAAAGCGTGGATCTACCGTTTTGCAGTATCTTCTTATTCTCACCTCGTCAAGGTTTAAGGCGTCAATCAAAAGCTGTTCGTGGCTTGCCATAATGTTTGCAAGGTTTCTGAGTGTCTTTGCCGTGTGGCCTTTTGCACCGATGTGAATGTGTACTCCGCAACCTCTTGTTGAGTCGCTCTTTGCACCCGCTTTTCTTAATATCCTTACAAGCTCCTGCAAGGTTTCAATGTCTGAATAGTTTAAAATTGGTGTGACCATTTCGCATTTCTCACTGTCAATTCCTGCAATGCTGACATCTTTTTGGAATTTCCACTCTCTGCCTTGCTCGTCCCAAGCCGAGTATGTGCAGTAGCCGTTGCGGTCTGCTGTGTTTTTGTATCGACCTGTTCCGAAAAATTGTGAGGCAAGCTTTGCAGCCTTGCTCCTTGAAATACTGTTCATTTCAATCTCAACACCGATTGTCTGCTTTTTCATTTCCTCAATCTGTCTTGCTGTCTTTGTATTCATAATGTCCTCCGTTTTTGTAATTGTGTATTTCCTTTTGTTGTACACATATTCGCTCTTTTTGAAGGATATATCAATACGATTACTGCACAATCATTTTGCAAGATTATTGTGTATATCTATTCCCTTTCAACCTCTTTCACAAGCTCGGTATACGGGATTTTTCTACCGTTTCTTTCAACAAACACACCTTCTGCATTGTTTGTATTTTCAACATATCTTCTTAAAATTACTGAGGCGTATTTTTCGTCGAGTTCCATCATATAGCAAATTCTGTTCATCTGTTCACATGCCATCATAGTTGAACCGCTTCCTCCAAAAGTGTCGATCACAACACCGTTTTCCTGAGTTGAATTGCCAATAGGATAGCTAAGTAAATCAAGTGGCTTTGATGTTGGGTGATTTGCATTTCTTTTTGGCTTGTCAAAATTCCAGATTGTAGTTTGCTTTCTGTCCGAGTACCACTTATGCTTTCCGTTCTGCACAAAGCCATAAAGTACAGGCTCGTGCTGCCACTGATAATCAGAGCGACCAAGAACAAGACTATCCTTCACCCAGATGCAACAACCGGCAAGATGAAAGCCTGCATCAATAAACGCCTTTCTGAAATTAAGTCCCTCTGTATCAGCATGGAATACATATGCTGAACCTCCATTCTCAAGATGTTCAGCCATACACTTAAATGACGCAAGCAGAAAATTGTAGAACTCCTCGTTTTTCATACTGTCATTCTGAATTGTCAGGCCTGATGAGCTCATAAAAGATACACCATACGGCGGATCAGTCAGTATAAGATTTGCCTTTGTATTGCCCATAAGAGTTGATACATCTTCACTTGATGTTGCATCACCACACATTAGTCTATGCCTACCAACAGTCCAGACGTCACCTTTCTCAACAAACGAGGCCTTTTCAAGTGCTGCGGTTAGGTCAAAGTCATCATCTTTTGCACGGCTTTGGTTATCATCGCCGAATATATCCATTAGCTCAGCTTCGTCAAATCCGGTCAGGTTCAAATCAAAATCAGCACCTTGCAGTGATTCAATTTCTACCTTCAAAAGTTCCTCGTCCCAGTCGGCATCAAGAGCCATTCTGTTGTCGGCAAGTATGTAGGCCTTCTTTTGTGCATCGGTAAGGTAGTCTACAAATACACAAGGCACTTTATCAATGCCCTCTTTTTTTGATGCCATAATTCTGCCGTGACCGGCAATGACATTATAATCTCTGTCAATTATTACGGGGTTGATAAAGCCAAATTCTCTGATTGATGCTCTCAGCTTGTTGATTTGCTCCTTTGAATGTGTCCTTGCGTTATTCACATACGGAATCAGCTTGTCTATGTCAACAAGGTTCATCTCCGATACTCTATTCATATTGCATTTTCCTTTCCTCCATCAAAACACAAAAGCCTTTCTTTGCTCCTGCTACGTCACCGTGAAGTGCCTGTCCTCTCAAGGTTAAAAGTTCCTGCCTTTTCAGCCTGTGTTTATATCTTTTAAGTGTTTTTAAAAATTGTGCCAATTCGTTCTGTTCGTTCATCATTTTATCTTCCTTCTGAGCAAAAGCTCCATAGTATCGTTCGGGTTATCCTCAAACGGAACCGTGCAGTTTTGCTTTACAATATCGTAAATCTCATACCAGATAAGGTTTGCACTTTTCTGATACTGCTGACTCATCTGTACGAATGGAGATGAGATTACTCCGCCCGTGGTCGGGTGCTTTCCAAGCAAGCCGTAGGTGCTCGTTGCCTCCTCACACTGAATGTATCTTGCAAATGCCTGAGCATACGCTTCAATCAATCTCGGATTGACAAGCCGTTCACAACCACGCTCTTTGAGCCATAGCCAGGTTTCCTTGTATATCTCATCTGCTCCGAGAGGCACTCCGTTCTTCTGTTTTGCTGAAAGATAGTCTGCCGGTTTTGGCATATCCTCACCTTCAACAACTACACCCTCAGGTAGGTCAACGGCCTCAAGTTCCGCACTCGTAAGCACGGGTATATCGTTTTCCATTAGCCGAACAGCCTGACCTTTTTGCAATTTTTCCGCAATGGGCATTGGCTTGTCACCGGCTCGAACTCGTCTGCCACCTCTGTTTGTACCGTCCTTTGCCATATAAAATCACCTTCTTTCACAATTTTTAATACCCCGTTTGAACTGCCGTTTTTGTGCGTGACACCCTCCGCCGTTGTCCGTCATACGCCTCTCAGAGATTTTGATACCCCCTCCATTTGCTGAAAATTGACAAATAAAAACTCAAATGGTAGAATAAATAAAAAAGTTGGTATACACTTTTGCTTTATTTCTTATGTTCGAATTTCCAATTGATGAAATAACACTCCTTTTAACATTTGTTCAAACAGCTATATCTGTTCTTGCTTATTTTGAAAGTGGTGAAAAGATTATGGAAAACAGAAACAACACGGTTTGGTGCGGTACACGCGGGGTGATCAAGTATGTCTGCGAAATTCGATGGGATAAACAAAAGTGTTACAAGCGTGCTGCGATAGGTTCGAATCCTGTCCGCTCCGCCATATTTTAGGACTACCTTCACGCGGGTAGTCCTTTTTTTATCTGTCTCCAAGGTCGTGGTGGATTTTGTTGTGGCAGGACTGGCAAAGGCTCATTAGATTATCTGTACTATGTGTACCCCCTCTTGAAAGCGGGATAATGTGGTGAACCTCCTCGGTAGGTGTTGTTCTGCCCTCTTTAAGGCACTGCTCACACAATGGGTGTGCCTGTACATATCGGTCACGAATCCTTTTCCACGCTCTGCCATACTTCTTGTTTACATCAACTGATCGTGTAAAGCGGTTATACTGCCTTGCAATCAGCTTTTGATGTTTCTCACAATACCGACCGTCTGTAAGCCTTGGACAGTTCGGATATGCACAACCTTGCTTTGGTTTATGTGGCATAAGTTCCTCCTTTCGGGCATAATAAAAGCCCTGCAAATTTCTCTGCAAGGCTTTCAAAGTCTATTTCACTGTTTATATTATAGCAGATGAGCATACTGTAATTCTATGGAATTTACTGTCAACTTTCGGGGATTACAACATTTTTTAGTGCGTTCTTTCTTATCTTAAACACATTGTCAATACTGCAATTCATCTGTACCGCTATTTCTTCCCATGTTTTAAAGCACAAATATCTCAATTCAAGAATTATCTGATATTCAGGATTCTGTACGGATTTTATTGTTCTCACAATATCTCGCTTTAAATCAACAAGGCTGTCGATGTCCCTGTTTATTTCTTCCTGTAAATCAACAATTTTTACAACGGTATCCTCAAGTCGAGAGTTACTGATACTTTGGCTTTTTGGCATATCCGATAATGTAGTCGTGCATTTTGTTGCAAGAAGATTAAGTGATTTAAGCTGTTCAATTTTTGAATCTATCCTTTTGTCAAGTCTATATACCTGACTTAAATATTCTTTGGCTGTCATTTTATACCTCCAAATTTGCCCTTACGGCATCTATCAAATCTGCCTGCGTCTTGTTCTTTTTCTGCAAGGCTTTCAAAATTTGTTCATCAATCGTGCCTTTTGTGATTATGTGCTGAATAACAACAGTGTTTTTCTGTCCCTGTCGATACAGTCTTGCGTTGGTTTGCTGATACAGCTCAAGTGACCATGTAAGGCCAAACCACACAAGAGTTGAACCCCCGTTTTGAAGATTAAGTCCGTGTCCGGCACTTGCAGGGTGGATGAGTGCAACGGGAATTTTGCCATCGTTCCAATCGGAAATATCCTCACTTGTTTTGATTTCACGAACAGAAAACCTGCTCTTTATCCGCTCCAAATCGTGCCTGTACCAATAGGCGACTAAAAGCGGTTTACCGTTCATACTCTCAATGATGTCCTCAAGTGCTTCAAGCTTTCGGTCGTGAATTTCAACTATATTCTGCTCGTCATCGTAAATTGCACCGTTTGAAAGCTGGCATAGCTTGTTTGAAAGGGAGGCGGCATTAGATGCGGTAATTTCTCCGTCAGTGATTTCAAGAACCAAGCTTTTCTTCATTTCATCGTACTGTTTTTTCTCGCTGTTGGAGAGTTCAACAACATAGTTGCTTGTTAATAGCTCAGGCATTTTCAGATATTCATTTGCTTTCATAGAAACTGTGATGTCTGATATTTTTTCGTAGATGGCATTCTCGGCATTTGGCAAGGGCTTGTAGGAATACACAATCGGACCATTCATTTTGTCGGGCTTGAAATATGTGTTCCTGTACTGCCCGATAAAATAACCGAGCCGTTTGCCCATATCAAGAACCTTAAATTCAGCGAACAAATCCATAAGTCCGTTTGATGATGGCGTACCTGTCAGACCGACAATTCTCTTTACAAGCGGTCGCACCTTCATAAGACTTTTGAAACGCTTTGACTGATGATTTTTAAAAGAACTGAGCTCGTCAATAACAACCATATCAAAGTCAAATTTATATCCGCTTTTATTCACAAGCCAGTCGACATTTTCTCGGTTGATTATGTAAATGTCAGCTTTTTTATTGAGTGCTGAAAGTCTTTCATTTTCATTGCCGATTATCAGTGAGTAAGTGAGAGTGCTTAAGTGTTCCCACTTTTTTATCTCATCAGTCCATGTGTTTTTTGCAACTCTGAGCGGTGCGATTACAAGCACCTTGCACACCTCAAAGCTATCAAAAAGGAGATTGCGAATTGCAGTCAATGTAATTGAGGTCTTACCAAGTCCCATATCAATGAGCAGTGCAGAAATCGGATGGGCTTCAATATATTTGATTGCATATTCCTGATAGCTATGTGGCTTGTATTTCATCAATCATTTCTCCAATCTGCTTTACATCATCAATCACATAAACCTTGAATCCCAATCGCTTCAGCATTTTGTGCCGTGCAAGCTGGAGTGCTCTCGGCTTTTGGCCATTGGATTTTAGTTCGACAAACGCAATTCTTTCATCAGGCAATAGGACCAAACGGTCGGGCATTCCATTGTAGTTTGGCGATGTGAATTTAAGGCAAAGCCCGCCTGCGTTTTCAACTGACTTTTTCAGCCTGCTTTCTATCTGTTTTTCTAACATTTCATACTCCGTTTCTATGATGTGCAGGGTGCATCAAGGGCATTTACAGAACTTTTTATATATCGTATTTTTTAAGCCTTAGAAAAGTTTATACATACACCTTGATACACCTTGTCATTAGTCTGATTTACTCCAAAAAATTCTCGTCAATATCGTCATCCGTACAGATACGCAAACCCCTAAAAAAGCGCTTTCTGTTTTGCATAACACGCTCAAAACCGGCATTTTCCAAGGCAAAATAAAAATCAGCCGTATTGCGCACATACTCGTTGGTATCAATGCAGTAATTGCGATAGGTCTGATAGAGAGCCGACGAGCTCTCTTTTAAGCCTTTTCCCACCTCGCACTTATCCTCGATAAAGTGTGCAAACCAATCGTTCTGACTGCGATATTCGCTTATCGCCTCCTGCACACATTTTGGAACAGGAATCTGATAGCCGAGTTCAATCACCTTTCTTGCGCCCTCGATTATCCACAAAAGGATTGCCTCTCCGGCATTGTCATACAAATATTCACTGTAATTCTTAATGTCACTTTCACCTGTAATTTTGGCATTAAACGGAATAACAATAAGTCGTCGCCAAATGCCGTCATCGGTAGCAGATACCCTAGGCAGGTGGTTGGTGTAAAGCACAAGCGTATGACATGGAGTAAACGAGAACGGGTCCTTGTATTTCTTTTCCGCAAAGATGTCATCGGTTGAACAAAGCTGTTTAACGGTTGAATCATTCAGCCTTGCACCCTCCTGCATTTCCGCTGCAATAAGCAAGCGTTTGCCCTTTATTTCTGCCATTTCGGGTTTGATATTTCTGCGACATCCTACGGTAAGCGTATCGGCTGAAATATTTCCCGAATAAAGTCCCAACACTCTTGAAATGGAATTCCAAAAGGTTGATTTACCGTTGCGACCGTCACCATAGGCAATGATAAGTGCTTCAACATACACCTTGCCGATTACAGCAAGTCCGCAAATCATCTGAACATAATCAATAAGTTCCTGATTGTTTTGGAAGATAAGCTTCAAGCTATCGAGCCAAAGCTGCATACCCTTTTGGCTTGGCGAAACTGATGTGATTTTAGTAATGAAATCCTCAGGTGAATGTTCTCTTGCTCCAACCAAACCCTTACGCAAATCATATGTAGCCTTTGGTGTGCAAAGGGCAAAGCAGTCTGCGTCCAAATCTTTCGGAGAAATTTCAAGCATAGGGCGTGATTCCTTTAAGGTTGATGTGATATTCTTTGAGTCTCTGCGTTTGATTGCAAATGCATGATACGCCTTTGCCGACTGGTATTCCTCGTACACCTTCAACTGTTCATCGTTCATAAGCTGTTCAGCCTTTGACCTTGATGTGCTGTCAAGAATATTCTGAGCCCCGCAGTTTTTAATTTTGTCAAGTGCTTCCGTCAAGTCATTATTAGCTTTCTTGAGCTGTCGCCTTGTGAGCTCGTGAGCTACCGCCTGCGCGCCCGGTTCGCTCTCCTGCCAATAGTGGTTCGAGTAACGGATAAAATGTGTGGCAGGTGAATAGCGAAGCTCGCTTGAAAAATGCTTTGCAAGCACCTCTGCTTGTCCCACATCAGAAAAGTCCTTTGGTTTATAGCTTTCCGTATCGTTGTAAAGCTTTGGCGGAATGTAGCCGTCCTGCTGACTAATGCGGTTATAAAAACGCTGAGCACTATGCCAGATAGTAGCAAGTTCAGATGATTCCAACGGTGGTACGCATTTCGTTGCTGCTTCAATAAATGCCTGATACGCTTTGTCGCCGTCACCGTATTTCTTGATTATTCTACCTGCAAATCTCGACATAGTTGCATTACGGCTTCCCTCGGGAATAGCCGTATTGCTATGCTGTTCATTACTCATATTCTCGTCGAAAACATCCTCGTTCAGAAACTCACTAAGATTCATACTGCCCGGATAAATTTTCACCTTTGCATTGCTTGTGCCAAAGAAAAATCTGGCGGAATCAAGTGCGTTGTCATCAAAATACGGGAACATTGAATTGACCAGCTTTTTCATATCCTTGTAAAGTTCAGAATCTGTCACATAATCAATTGGAAAAAGAATATGGAATTTCGGCCTTGCCGGCTTGCCGTTCTTGACCTTGTTGTGTGAACGGCTGTAATGTACTGCAAAGGTCACATTTGGAAACGCCTGCATAACATCCTCAGGTGTAACCCAATCCTCTGAATTTTCGGAATGGTCGTTGTCGCAGTCAACAGGCAGGCAGTCACTGCCGATAAAGTTGTTGCCGCTGCGATAGCTGTTCTTGTATTCAGCACACACATAATCGTGACTAATTGCGGATTTCAGGCTATCCTCATCGAGAATAACCTGCTTGTGCGGATAGGAGCAGTTGCCCGGATTACCAATAACATCAGCACTGTAAAGAGTAAACATCGGCAGCACTCCCTCTCCCGCTCTTTCTGTTTTTAATATTTAACATTGTTTTAGCCTCCTGTAATTTAATATTTTCGGGAGAATCCCCCCCTATTATCCACTGGAGATTAATCTCTCACTTGAGCGGATATTCTTAATCTTTTTTGTAAAAATCGGTTTCGTAACCGTCCGCCCGCAATAAAAGTCCCTTTGCCCACGGCGGAGCTTCTGACATAATTTTGCAGACCTCGCTAAGTGTAGTCCCCTGTTTTGCTTCAATCACCACTTCGTCGTGAATGTGCATAACGATAGAGTAGTCTCGCAAATTTTTCATTGCGTAACAGAGAATATCCCTTGCAGTTGCCTGCACAATGTTTTCTACAAGCTTTGGTCCGTAGGAATCGAGGCGTTCCCATTTTTTCGTACTGCCAACACCCTCATAAGTAATGCAGGAACCGCCGAACTTGTTAGTACCGACCTTCGGCTTCACATAGGCAAGCTTTCTGCCGGAGGGAAGTGTAGTAAATAACATTCCGCTTCGACAGGAAAAGGTCAGACCGTACGCAGTTGTTGTATGTTTATATTTCACGGCCTCCATAGCTGCTCGGTCCACAGTCCACCAGAGGTTGACAATATGCGGATTCGACTGTCGCCAAGCATCAACAAGCTGTAAAAGCTCGTCCTCGCTAAGTCCCATATCAAGAGCACCCATAGCTTTCAAGGCTCCAACCGAACCGCCATAACCAAGTGCAAGTTCTGCAATTTTACCCTTTTGACGCAGGTGACCGTTAACACCGTGCTTTTCAACCGGAACCTTGAACATCTGAGAAGCGGAAGCACAATAGATGTCGCCACCTTTGGCAAACACCTCCTGTCGCCATTTTTCACCCGCAAGCCACGCTATGACACGAGCTTCAATGGCAGAAAAGTCTGCAACCAGAAACTGTGTACCCTCACGTGGAATGAATGCAGTTCGGATCAGCTGCGATAGGGTATCCGGCACATCTTCATACAAAAGAGAGACTGCATCAAAGTCTCCGGAGCGTACCAGTGCGCGAGCATCAGCAAGGTCTGGCAGATGATTCTGAGGAAGATTTTGTAATTGAATGTTCCGACCGGAGAAGCGACCGGTACGATTGGCTCCATAAAACTGAAACATGCCACGAGCTCGGCCATCAGCACAAACCGTCTTTTCCATTGCCTGATATTTACGTACTGAGGATTTGGCAAGCCGCTGACGAAGAATGAGAACAGAGGCAAGCTTGTCAGGAGCATTCTTTAGGAGCTCGGCTATCGCTTTTTTATCAAGGCTGTCGGTTTCTACACCATTGTCAGAGAGCCACCGCTTCATCTGCAGCACAGAGTTCGGGTTTTCCAGCTTCGTGATGTTCTTGATGGCGGCAGTCAGCTCTTCACGGGAGCGGTTATCCATTTCAATAGCCTGTCTAACAAGAACCATATCCAGCCCCACGCCACGGTCGTTGATTTCCTGGTCGATATGATATTCCGTCCACACTTCATCGTGTACGGGAAATTTACGCAGCTTATGCTGTATGCCCATCTCGGTTTCAACATCTCGGATATTGTACTTCTTAAACATCTCCCATTTATCCGGAGCGTGAATTGGAAGATTTCTTGTGCGACCGCCGTTTGTTTTTGTTGCGATACAGGGCTGGCAGAAATATTTGATAAGTTCCTTACCTTCTGTAAGCTTTTGCTTTTCAAGCCCCAGTACCGTTCCAACGCCCTCCAAGGATAACGGAAGTCCCATTGTTGCCGCCCATACCATTGAACATCGCCAGCCTTTTGGATTCAGGTATTCGCCTGTCGGAAACCCTAAAAATCGTGAGAGGCATATGCGTTCAAATGCGGCATTAAACGCCCATTTTGTAACTGAATCATCTGTAAGAGCCGACAGAATTTCATCGGGAATTTTCTCACCGTTTGCAAGGTCAACTACCTTTACAGGCTCGGAATCTACGCTGTATGCAAACAAGAGAAGCTCAAAATTTTTCGATTCACAGTAGCGATACACTCCCGTCTTTGCAAGGTTTTGGTCACTGTAGGTTTCAATGTCGATTGATATATTTTTCATAGCTTGTCCTTCCATAGTTTTTTCTAAAGCAGAACAGGTGACAAATACTCTCTGCCACCTGTCCTTATTTTATTTTCTGTCTGAATTTTTCTTGCGCTTATTTGCCCTATGCCTACACACAAAGCTCTTTATCATAATAACCACGTTGCCGATAAAGATTCCTGTGTAAGCACTAATGCAGATTACAAGCAATAATCTTTCAAGCTCACTCATATGCGTTCTCCTTTAGTTAAGAAAATCATCATCTTCATCAGATGCAAAATCAGATTCAGCAGATGCCTTGCCTCCAAGCGGTTCACCGTCACGAAGCTTCTGAAGATTATTAAGTCCACAAGCAATGCCCTTGTTGCCAGAGCTATTGAAAGCATAAAAACTGATACTTGCACGGCCGTACACACCGGAATAAACCTCAGAACGTGTAAGAATTGGGTTGCAATCCGCATCAACAATTCCAGGAGCGGAGGTAGCGTTGGCATTTACAAAATAGGAATTAGCATATGCCGCGTCATCAGGTCTTTCCATATCTCCGTCACGCAGTGGTGTTTTGATAGCCGAGAGCGCCGGCACACTTCTGCCGTTGCCCTTGAGCTTTGCCTCACCTTCCTTGTAAGCAGCCTCGATTGCAGCTTCAATCTTTGCAATAGTCTTTGTATCAGACTTTGGAATAATGAGAGATACACTGTACTTTGGTGTACCACCGTTAATTGATTTTGGCTCCCATACATTAGCGTAAGACCAACGAGTGTTAGGGCCAGTGATTACCTTCATAGGATTAGTTAATTTCATAATCTTGTTCATTTAATTTTCCTCCATAAAATCAGATTTTGCGTTGTTCATAGCCGGACGTTTATCGCTCTCCGGCACAAGAGTAGGTTTGCCTTGTGGCTTTTCAATGTAGCCTGCAAGAAGTTCATCAAAGCGAGTTTTGCCAAGAAGCTTCTGCATTGCAGTTATACCGAGAAGTTTCTTTTCGTAAGGGATAAATCCTGCGTTCGTAACTGCCTGAATCACGGCTTCTTCATTTGAATATTTGCGGTTGGCACGACCTTCAACTAACTTCCAGCCGTTCCATTTTTTACCGCTGATTGCCTGCTGCAGAGCGTATTCCTTAATATCAGATACCCACGCTACGAGCTCATCAACACGAGATAAGATAGCCTCGATTTCTGTATCTTCCAAAAGTGGCGGAAGCTTAAAATCGTACTTAGCAAGCATAAGGTTTGCTTCTGCTCTGGCACGGCATTCATATTTTGCTTTGCAGAATCCACACCATTCTCCGCAAAGGAAATTTCCTTCACCAGCAAAGGCAAGGTCTGCGGTAGGCTTCAACACTTCATTAGCCCATTTATACAGCTTGTCCTTAGCAATTTCAAAGGTGGAAATATTCTCTCGCCTTGGCTGGTAAATTGTCATACTGACATTGTCAATATCGTAAATATCATCAAAGAGTTCCAATGCACCGAGTGCATAGCACTTCATCTGCGGATTATCATCGGCCGATACCAGAACACCGATGCCGTGCTTGTAATCGCATATTCTCAATGTTCCGTCGGCAACGATAATGCAGTCGGCGGTGCCAAATCCCTGTTCAACCCAGCGGGAGAAATCTACTCTCTGTTCAATCAATACCTTCGGGTCAGAACAGCTTTCTTTGGCGGCCTCTACCACTTCAAGAATGTAGGCCACATAGCCATTGGCACAGTCCTCCATTTCCTCGTTGTACCAGGTGAGATTCTCCGTCGGATCACTGGTATCCATCCCCAGGGCCCTCTTTAGCTTGTACTCACAAAGCTCGTGAGCATCGGTGCCTTCCGCAGCATAATCACTGTCTTTATCCTCGTAGGTCTCGCAGAGCCTTGCGGAAGGCGGGCAGTGGAGCCAGCGCTCCGAAGAGGAAGCAGATAAGATAGCATGTCCCTTAGGTGGCATCGTCAAGTACCTCCGCATCCTTTAACAAGGCTTCATAGTGCTTCGGATCAACAGCAGATAGCTTGGAAGCACCATACTTCTGAAGTAATGTACGGATAGCAGCGGTATGCCCGGCACGGGACTTTTCTGCTAAGACAGCTCGTACATCCTCAAGCTTCAGCTCCGGTTTCTTTTCTTCCTTGGCAGCAGGCTTCTCGACAGGTTCGCTGTCAGCAGTGCCACCAAACTGTTCTGCTAACCAGTTGGCTGCTTCATTAATAGCAGCGGCTGCACTGCGCAGCTCTTCGATGGTCATAGCCATATTGCTCATTTTGCTCATAGCGACGATCTCCTTTCTCTGATTGTCTTTGCTGTGCGAGGATTGTCATGTTTCTTGCCATTCTTGCGGATACGTGGGAGATTGCATTCAGTACTGCAATCAACTCTGTGTCGTTACCGCCTGAATCGAAGTAGGACTTCTTCATGCGCTTCACCTCCGTTTCTGTGATGGTTAAGACTTGTTGTTTCATGCCTTACACCTTCCACTGGAGATGAGTGGCGGATTTGAGCGGGAAAATTTTGAAAAATATAAAAGCCCTCTGGACATCGGTTGATGGATGCCAGAGGGATGAGCTTCTACATATGATATGCAGGATTAATATCCACGGATTTTACGAAGCTCTGTACGGATCTTATTCATTTGATCAGCGAAGGTACGTTGCTTGCGACCGAGTTTCTCGGCGATTGCACGATCTGAGATTTTGTAATCATCAAGCCAGCACTGAATGATGGTATCAGCATCCGGATCGAGCTCACGCAGTCTGGCAAAAAGCTGCTCCAACAGCATACGGTCGGAGATGATTTCTTCCATAGACTTGCTACGGTCGGGCATATAGTCGCCGAGGTTGCCATTGCCATCTGAGAGAGGCTGATCCAGAGAGGTGATGTCTCCAGCAGCGTGATATTCACAGTCAAGGCAGTCGCCATCGCAGCTCCATATGAAGCGATATGGGCACATGCACCTGCCGTGATCCTGTTCCTTGTGACGGATGCGGTCGGCTTCCTTATAGAAAGCATCACGCTGTTTCTTTGTGACAGAGACCTTTTCGCCGGTGCTGCGAACGTAAATAAAGTAAGTCTTCTGATTGTCATTGTTTTGCATAATGAAAGCCCTCCTTCGGCTTTTGCCGAAATGGAGAGCTCCAGACATGCAAAACCAGACCACAGGCGTGAGGGCATACCGAAGGATTACTCCATTTCGGCTGCACCTCACTTCCGGTGATCGGTACAGTATTTGATTGTCATCGGTAGTCACGTGGAACCGGAAACACCCTGCGCAGATGGCTCCCACGTGCTAAAGCAAGTATGCCATTTTTAGGGATCGGAACCTCAGACACAGGCATGTCCGTTTTTGCAGTGCTGATAGGCAGGAACGAGAAGGTTAAAACAGGTTTAATATTGAAAAATAGATAAAAAAAGACCGGACATAGTTGTGTCCGGTGGAAATTTTTATGAACGCACAAATAAAAAATAATATCAACAAATAACAGTAAACTCTTGGAAAATTCACATTTATGGTGTATACTAAAATGGTTAAGTTGTATTCAGATTCAAATCACGGGGTGAGAGCATGGAAGAAATCATGAATGACAAATGGATAAGCATAGATGAAGCTGCGGAATATTTAGGAATCAAAACAGTTACTCTTCGTAGCTGGATCAGAAATGGTAAAGAGGGTTTGCCTGCTCAAAAAATTGGGAAACAGTGGAAGTTTAAAATTTCCGAACTCGATGAATGGGTTAAGAGCGGTAAAAGCGCTGACTGATTCAAGGGGAAAAATCGAAGAAAACATTAGACAAGGAGCAGACAAAGATGGCTGTCAAGAAAACGCAATTATATGCATCGCTGTGGGCGAGCTGTGACAAACTTCGCGGAGGCATGGATTCCTCAGAGTATAAGGACTATATCCTGACACTTTTGTTCATGAAGTATGTCACTGATAAATTTAAGAATAAAGGAGCCTATGAAGACATTAAGGTCTTTGATAAGGCACATGATAAAGATCCCGATCCGGAAAAGCGGACGGGCTGCTCCTTTGATGACTTTATTGTACTTAAGGGAAAGAAGAACATCGGCGAGGGGATGGATAAGATCATTGCCCGCCTTGCTGATGAAAACACTGACCTCAAGGGTGTTATTGATATTGCTCATTTCAATGATGAGAAGAAGCTGGGAAGCGGTAAGGAAATGGTCGATAAGTTGACCGATCTTATTTCCATTTTCCAGCGTCCGGAACTTGACTTCTCCCGGAACAAGGCAGAGGGAGATGACATCATTGGCGATGCCTACGAGTATCTAATGCGTAAATTCGCTACAGAGAGCGGAAAGAGCAAGGGGCAATTCTATACGCCTGCAGAGGTTTCCAGAATCCTTGCCAATGTGGTAGGCATCAGTCGCTGCACAGATACCGGAGCCACGGTATGCGATCCGGCCTGTGGAAGTGGCAGCCTATTAATTCGAGCTATCGATGCGGCTCCGATTCCAATCATGGGATATGGCCAAGAAAAGGAAAGCACCACAGCTGGTCTGGCAAAGATGAATGCCGTCCTTCACCGTAAAGCCGAGATTACTATAAAGAGCGGCAACACCTTCTCAAATCCGCAGTACCTTGATAAATCGGATAACTCTGTACTTGAACGTTTTGATTACATAGTGGCCAATCCGCCTTTTTCCATGAAGAACTGGCGCGACGGTATTGCCGGTAAAGAGTATGGTCGCTTTGAAGGCTATGGGGACACACCTCCTGAGAAGAACGGCGACTATGCTTGGCTCATGCACATTCTTAAAGCATTGAAGGCGAACGGCAAAGCAGCAGTTATTCTTCCTCATGGTGTCTTATTCCGTGGAAACGCGGAAGCTACTATCAGGGAAGCCATTATTAAGAAGCATTGGATTAAGGGCATCATCAGCCTTCCGGCAAACTTGTTTTACGGCACCGGCATAGCTGCCTGCGTGCTCGTAATTGATAAAGAAGGTGCTGCAAACCGACAGGGCATCTTTATGATTGATGCCAGCCGTGGGTACGTTAAGGACGGTAACAAGAATCGTTTACGTGAACGTGATATCTATAGAATCATCACAACATTCAATGAGCAGATAACAACCGATCCCAAGTATGCTCGTTTCGTACCAAACGATGAAATCGAAAAGAAAAACGGGTATAACCTGAACATCACTCGCTATATTGACTCCACAGATCCGGAGGATATTCAGGATATTTATGCGCATATTCATGGCGGTATTCCAGCGGTTGATATTGACAGTCTGTCTAAGTATTGGGATGTGTTCCATTCGCTGAAGGCTGAGTTGCTGACGGCGATTAGCGAAAAGTATTACAGCTTGAATGTGGAGCATGAGAATATCCGTCAGACGATATATAAAAACGCCGAGTTCTCAGAATACGGTGAGAAACTCGACGAGGCTTTTGCAGCATGGAAGACCAAGGAATATCCCACTTTATCTTCCCTTGATGAAGATGTATCCGCGAGAGAGTTAATCGTTAGCCTTGCGGAGGATATCCTTGCTGAATTTGAACACCTGACGCTGATTGATAAATACGACGTGTATCAAGTGCTGCTGGCTTATTGGAATGAGGTCATGAACGATGACGTGTCGCTTATAATAAGTGAATCGGATGGCTATGCCAATGCAAGAGCGACGGACAATATTGAGGAAGAGATCACGCAGGGCAAGAATAAAGGCAAGATGAAAGTCACCGGATGGGAAGGAAGATTGATTCCAAAGACCATCGTGATAGATGCCTTCTTCCGTGAGGAGAAGAATGCCATAGAGGAAGCCGAGAACGTTGTCGCAGAAACAGAATCCTTGCTTTCTGATCTGGTTGAGAGCGCCGATGAAGAATCTGCTCTTGCCGATGTGGCTGAGAACGGAAAAGTCAAGGCGAAGGACGTAGAGGCTAAGATCGAGGAACTTACACAGCATGTAGAGACGGAGGAAACCATAGAACTGGAGCTCCTGATGAATCAGCTTCCTATTCAGAAGAAACGCCTGCAGGCATATCTTGTTGGACATCCACTCTGCAAGAGCGCTTTGACTGACAAGGGCACCGTTAATAAATCATCCATTATGCTGCGTTTGCTGGTTATTCGTACTGAGGAGAGCATACCTGAAAGTCTTCAAGATGATGTTAATCAGCTGAAAGCTACGTTGGAGCTGTGTGGCAAGGTGTCAGATTACAATAAGGTTGTCAAAGAGCTGAACAAGGCTCTGGATGAAAAGTGCCGGGTAAGATATGAAAACTTCACAGATAATGAAATTTTAGATCTGCTGGTGAACAAGAAATGGTTTGACAGCATCTTCTCAGGCATAGCTGATTTGTACGCTGCTATTTCCAACCATCTGACAAGCAGGATCGTTGAACTCTCTGATCGATATGAAGATACACTTCCAGATCTTGAGAAGGATACGGCTGATTATGAGGCTAAAGTAAAGTCTCATCTGGAAAGGATGGGATTTAAATGGGAATGAAGAAAACAGAAATTGGAATGATACCTGAAGATTGGGATGTTCAGCGTTTTTCGGATACCTTCCGGATACTGAACAACAACACGTATTCCCGTGCTGAGCTCAATTATGCCAGCGGTCAATTCAGAAATATACATTACGGTGATGTCCTAATCCTTTTCCCGGAGGTGCTTGATTGCACCAGAGAGGATGTCCCGTACATAAATGATGAAGTTCGGTTATCAGGTTCAGCGCAGTCTCTCCAAGATGGAGATGTTGTAATGGCAGATACAGCCGAAGATGAGACTGTCGGTAAGGTCACTGAGGTGACGAACACTTCCGACAAACCAGTAATGGCTGGATTGCATACAATCCCATGCAGAGTGAAGTTTGGTGAGTTTGTACCTAAGTGGCTGGGCTATTATATGAACTCGCATCTGTACCATGATCAGCTCTTGCCGTATATTCATGGGACGAAGGTCTCGTCGGTTTCTAAAGGATCGTTAGGAGACACAGTAATAATTGTGCCTAAAACATCTGAGCAAAAAAGGATTGTAGATGCTCTGTCTGATGTTGATGCTCTTGTCGTAGATTTGGAAAAGCTCATCCGGAAGAAGAAGGATATCCGTCAAGGAACAATGCAAATGCTTGTAACCGGTAAGAAACGACTGGGCAACTTTTCAGGAGAATGGTTTGATTGCACGCTGGACTCTATCGCATATGTATTAAATGGTGATAGAGGGATTAACTATCCGTCTAGGGATGACTTTATCGAGTATGGAATTCCTTTTATAAACGCAGGAAACATTAGTAATAATATTGTTGATGTTTCAACTGTAGATTATATCTCGATTGAAAGATATAATTCTTTGGGAGGGGTAAAAATTCAAAAAAACGATATCATATTCTGTCTGAGAGGATCTTTGGGAAAATGTGCAATATCTAATTTTACAGGAGGAGCACCAGCATCGTCGCTGTGTGTCATTAGAGCTAAAGATGGCATTGATGCAAGATTCCTGTTTCACATTATTAATTCGGGAATTACATCAAGACAGATTGACAACTTGAATGCTGGGTCTTCTCAGCCAAATCTTTCTGCAAAGAGTTTAAAAAGTTTTAAATTTATAATACCGAAGGATGTAGCTGAGCAAGAAATGATATCAAACATTCTAAGCGATATGGATTTGGACATCTACAAACTAGAAGAAAAACTATCGAAATATCAGAAAATAAAGCAAGGTATGATGGAAGAATTGCTGACTGGCAAGGTCAGATTAGTGTAA